ATATCATCGAAGTCTAAGTCGGTGACATTTATTTGTGAACTCTTTATTGCCATGTTATCTTGCCCTTGTTAATGTCATTTCCATTGCTTGATTAGAAACACCGTTTTTGATTGAATAATATACACCAAGACTCACTTCATTATTGTCATTATTTAAATCATTAAGTTTAATTACAATGTTAGTAATTCTCGGTTCGAATACTTCTAACATATTTGCAATTCTTTGTTGAACCTTTCTCAACTTTCTACTGGTTGTTAAATCAAAAAGTAATTCTCTTATAGACCCACCAAACCCAGGCTTGAATGGTCTTTCAAAATGATTGGTCAATATGATATTTCTAACCGACCTTTTAATTGCTTCTGCATCTGTTCTTACAACGACATCTCCAGTCTGAGGATGTTTTCTGAAAAGAAGGTCTAAGTCAGCATATGCACTTTTACTTACTGCAGTCTGTTTACTAGTTTTGGTTATATCTATTGCCATATATCTATTTATACCTCGTTGAAGATGGGAGTTATCCTCAAATGAAAATTAATGAAACATCTTTTGAAATACCTGCATCAAAATCTGATTGAGTCAATGGTGCAATATCAAAAGTTACGGTTTTTCCTGAGACTGTCATTCCATCTCCTTCTTCAACTTCTACTCCATCCACAAAAGCATGAAGTGTTCCAGTTCCAGTTGCAACTGAAAATGATGTCTCGTCAATTTCATTTTCTCCTAAAGAACTAAACGCAACTCCTGTATCATCTCCTTTGTTCGGAACATAGGTGTGTACTTTTTTTACTAATTCAGAAACACCCATAACACCTGCAATCGCACCTATACTTGGTATCGCAGGGGGGAACCCTATTAGTTTCATCAAGTTACATAGTGTAAAGAATAGTGGTTTAAATATTCCACCCAATCCTATTGCACTGAAGAACTTCTTCACTACTACGACCCATTCAAACAAAAGTTTCTTTCTCCAGTTTGCAACAAATTCTTTAAGTGCAAGTTTGAATTCTATAACTTGTTCTTCAATTGAAATTACAGTAGTGTCTATTTTACCACCAATAATTTTCATAACATCAAAACCAAATATTTGAAGTTTTCCGATTGCATCTGTAATTGCAGTTCCAGCTTCAGTTAATTCTTTTAATAATTTTTCCTTCGCATCAGAAAGCAAGTTGGGGTCTTGTAGTTTCTTTAATATCTTATCTCGTTTTTTAACCAATGATTTTATGAGGGCATCTACCATTGCACCAACATCAAGGTCTCCACCAACCAATGCACTGAGATTAGGTAGACCCAGTAACTTCCATATCTTATCGAACTTACCTATCAACTTTCCAAAGACTTTAAACAAACCACCAGTTAGAAATTCTTGTATTTCTGTTTTGATGTATTGCCATGTCATCTTTGCTTTCCACTCGTCACATTGAACACCAAACTGAGAACCCCATCCCCTCATATTTTCAGGAAGAAGTTTATAGAAAGCATCTGTAATTTTACTTTTTATATTTGCCATTTCTAATAACTGTTCCTTATACTCTTCGGGAGTAAGGATTCCGTCTAATAAATCTTGTTTAAGTTTCTCCAACTTCGCCATGTACTCAGGGCCCATTCCTGCAATTTGGTCTTGCAGTTCTTTCTGATATGTTGGGTCAAAGATTCTAGCACAATCAATACTGATACCAAAGATAGTAACCGTTAAACTTATGGGTATAATCTTAGCGATTAACTCTGCAATCTTTGTGGGAACATAGATATGAAACTCTTGTATGAATTCAGTAATCGCATCGTTAATTTCTTTTTGCCAGTTACGAGTTTGTCCTTTTTTCCAATACGGACTTAGAATCTTAGCGAGATTATCCATAAGTTCTTCGATAGTCTTGATGACATCTTCAATCTGTTCTTTAACTTCTGCAGTTAACTCCTCACCCATCTTTACCATTTCAACTCTTAGTTTACTTGGTATTTGTGCGAGTTTACTTATTGCGTTAACTATATCTTGTTTAGTAGGTAAGGAAAAGATATCGTCTGGCGGACAATCGAAACTTGTTGGAATTTTAACTGTGAATGCCATTATGAATTAAGTTTTACAACTGTTCCATGTAGTCCAATCTCAGGTGCAACTATTGTTAAATTCTTCCCTGATGTTATATCAGTAGTTCCACTGACATCTGCTTTTAGGTTTCCACCTATACTCATTGTTGCATCTCCCCCAATATTTACTGTAACCTTCCCACCAATAACCACTTCGTCATCTTTACACACTACAGTGTAGTTAGTGTTCACAACTCTAGTGACCATAGACCCATCAGGATGCATCTCCTGAAAGGTTCCTGTTCTATGTTCGACTGCAATTCTTTCTGCACCTAGTGTATCATCTACCTCAAGTAAATGACCTGATTCTGTAAACAATGCTTTGTTATATGGGTAGACTGGTTTTGCAGGGGACTTGATTTTAAGTTTCCCTGTTTTTTTCGATTCTCCCAGTTCAGACATCATGACTGTTTCGAATCCAGTTTTGGAATTAGTATCTCGAATTAGTATCTTTGTTTTTATTGTAGTGTCAATATCTCTATGAGTGTAATCACCATCTCCTCTTGCCCATGATGACACATCAGATTCTTCCGTGTATCTTGGATACAATGGTAATAGAGATTTCTGAAGAGTTTCGTTGAAAAGGAGTGGTTTGAGACCCATTGTTATGTTTCTCATATAAAGAACTTGGGGTGCAGTGTCTAGTGCAGTAGTTAATCCAAATCCTCTTGTCGGGGCATGGCCGGGGTTTGAACCATCAGGTGTATCGTCATATGCAGAAGTGGTTAATCCCCTTGGGTCGTTAAACCCATCATCTGCTTTCCTGTTTATCAACTCGTCTTTGAAACCTTCTCTATAACCTACTTGAGGTATTCCTGCAACCGAACCAATAATTACTGGTTGTTGACACGACTCTTCATCTTTAAAAAATAACACTACCGTAGAACCTTCCACAAGTCCGTGTTGTGTTCCAAATCCCGATAACCCTGCAGAGGTAGTCGGTAACATAACTTGAGCCCATGGAAGGTCGGGTGTTGATAAGTGCATTTTATTAGAAGAATGAATTTGGTGAACACGCACACGCACTCTACCAATCTTAAGTGGGTCTTGTCTATCTTCAACTATTCCGTAATATGTTTTCATTATGTGGTCTTCTTATCTATGTTATCAGTTGACGAAGCACTCTTGTTCATTTTTGCAATGTCTTCTACTGTTATTTCTTTTGCAAAACTCTCTTTAACTAGTTCTAAGTTACAAAGTCCAGTTGCAGAAAGAGGGTCACCAAAGATACACAAGTCTGTAAGTAAGTATCTATTGTCGTTAATTCTGTCTTTAGTATCCGACCCCTCATCCATAATTTCAGGTTCGGGTATAAGTAACTGAATAACTTGTCCTACTTGCAAATCACTTCGGATGGGTATGGTTACCTTAATTCTATTTTGTTGGAGAATTTCCAACATTGCTATTCTTTCTAGGTTTCCGTTTCCAGCGTGTTTACTACCTCTAAAGACTTCATCTGTTCCCAACTCATTATTATCAAAATCATGGTTGGTTGAATACGCATAAACACATACTGCTTCCATTTGTTTATTTGCTGGTAATTGACTATTAGCGTTATCGGATTTTGGTGGTGGAGCATCTCCTTCAGTAGTTCCATCGGAAGACGGGTCTTCAGTAGTTAATGCTTTTTCAGTTTCACCAACAACTGAACTTGTTCTAATCATGGGGAATCCTGAAACATGGGACTGCGAACTTCTATCAAAGGTTTCTTGCATATCATAATATTCTGTTGATTCTAGTTTCCTAACAGAATCGTAATGAACCATGTGTGATGCATATGCACCACCAATCGTAGCTGAAAGGGTATCAAATTTTTGTGGTATAGTTATTTGTCTTATATGTTCTCTAGTGGGAACATCAGATGCACCCGAAGTTGGATGGAATACAAGAGGCGGAATTCCTTTCATTTTATCAGTAACCTTATTACCCTTACCTTTACCACCGAGTGTTTTTTCTAAATTACCACTGACCATATTGTCTAACGATTTAAGATTATAACCACCCATTAATGTTTGGTAAAAGAAGAACGAATTTTTGTACGCAGATTTTTTTCCTTTACTTGCGTGAGTGGTGACATAGTCTATGAACCTATTGACAGTCCATTTAGGTGGAATGAACTGATGATTATCATATTCACTATCTTCCCAGTGTTCAATTTTATCTTCATATACACCTATCGTTGACATTGTCTTCCATAACATATCAGACCATGAACCTCTTAGAGCGCTCATCATTCTAGTGGTTTTAGAAGTAAACATAGCAGGTTCACACAACCTTAATTGATATGCTTGTACTGTTTCTTTGACTCTTGTTACGTTAACATTTTTATAGAGTCTGAATGTCTTATCGATAGTTGGAGCTTTATTTTCCTCATTTGGAGTTTCAGCCCCACCATGTTTAAATGATATACGAACAAACTCTTGTCCAGTAAGTTGATAATGTTTTAGTAGATTAAGAGCATCAATAAGTGTTAAGTCAGCAGTAATAAACTTAGTGTATATGCTTTCGTATAAACGAAACCCCACACATATTGGTGAAACGTCTATAGAAAGACCTTCCTGAGTGACCAAGTGAATGGCAATAACGGTAAAGTTATCGACTATAGGTTGTTCAGCACCATCTTGTTTTTTACTCATCGGACATTATTCTTTCAAATTCCTGCAGAACTCTTCGAATTCTATTAGGTCTAATAATTTTAATTTGTCTCTTTTTCTCGTTTGCTTCATCTTCTACAGTGTAGTGTGTTACTGGAGTCCAAGTTGCAGGTTCGTCAGCACCAAATGTTCTCATATGTTCTTTTGCATCTACATAGTGATGAACTCCATCTCTATGTTCACTAACAGATTGTACCGTAAATGATTTACCACTTCCTGTAATAACTTCCCCAACTCCAATTGTATCACCCACAACAGTTATCCTTTTGTGCATGGGGTTTATGTCTATTATGTCAGCCTTCTTTCCACCCACATTAGAAGTTACACCTTCACCCAACAAAAATTTACTAGATGCACTTACTATGTCGGTTGACAAAGATGCAATCAAATTCTGGCCTTCGTAGGTGTCGTCCATGTAAGTAGTGAATGTCGCCATATCCATATACCAGTCATAGTAATTATCAAAGTCATTAACTAAAAAGAATGTCCAATGTAAATCACCATCACCATAAAGTTTAGATGCAACAATATCAGGTCTCTCTCCATCTAATATTTCATAGTATTGATATTCTATTACAGTATCTAACGCACTTGTTTCTATTTTTGCTTTACGAAAGAAGTCTTTAATCGTGATAATTTTACCCGTATTAAGGGTGTATGTTAATTCAGGAAAGTTTTTATATAATTGATTTGACATATTTTTTATCCTTTAGGATTTTTCTTTTGTGAGTCATCAGTAAGAGAGTCCATAGATGTAAGACCCGAAGCTTTACCTTTTGCGTTTCCAGTAATTTCTTGATATGATTCCTGAGACAGTATTTTAATTTCTTGGAATGACAATGTCATTTTTGTTGAGACTGGTTGGCCTCCTGTAAAGGTTGCAACCCTTCCACCATTGAAATTGTCAACTGAACATGAATCACACACCATAGGTAGGAAACCATCCAATACGTTTGCAATCGGGCCGTCATATTCTACATCGAATATATTCGGAAAGTTAAAATAGTTTTCTACGCCAGATGCCGCTGAGTCGTTGCCATCGAGAAAGGTGTCTTTAGCAAATGAGCCTCCATATGTGTCTGGCAACATTGCAGTTCTAAAAGTGTAAATAATATCATTTACCATATCTGCTTCATCTTTGGATTTAGGCCAGAATTCATACTCAAATTGAAATGAACGATAATCAACTTTATCAAAAGTTGTTTCAATCATAGGATTGGATGCACGACCTTCTCTAATGTTTTTTACTCCACCTGTCAAACCACTCGCAATTTTATTAATCATATCCCCAGCAGCATCCATTACAACACCAACAGTTTCACCAATTTTGGCAAAGTTTTCTGCTTTTGTTATATTCTCAAGTCCTCTTGCAGCTCTTCCAACTTCTTTTGTGGAATATGATACCTTAGACTCTGAAGTTAGTCCTTCGGGGACGTATAACATAATCTCTGTCCCACCATCTGAAAATAGATT